CTCGGGATTTTTTTTTTTTTTTTCCATAAAAAAAAAAGTAAAATTAAAAAAAATGGATCCCTATCAAATCGAGTTCAAGGGCATTAAAAATTTCAAACCTATTCATACAGAAAGTAGAAACCTCCGTAGATGTCAGGTTGTGTCGGCCAGATTGCTTGTTTCTCGCGTTCTTCGCGTTGATGTGAGGAATGTAAATTCGACAAGAGTTCAAGTCGAGTTGGAAAAGTGAAATCTTCCACATTCCAGTTAAGCAGTAATCCGGTTCGCTTCAGCCATTTAAGGCCATGTTTATCAGGATTGAGTCCCTTCTTCTTGAGCTTGTTGAACAAGTATCTCATGAAGTTAAGGAATTCCTCGTTGGTGCCACAGGTTGCGTAGGCAAGTCCAACGACAGCTGATATTTTGCGTTGATAATTATCGAATGAAGACTCAGGAAATACTAAATGTGATAAAAGATCATCCGTTGTTCGATACGGTAGATCATTCATGAACATGTATCCTAAGACTTTATGTCGATCGAGGCTTTGTGAGATTCGCGACTTCTTAACGCTGAGTTTGGCGTTGAAGTATTTTAGTGCGACAGTAGCAAGATTATCGAGGAACGTTTCGCCGTATATTGACGCGACGCGTTCACAGAATGCTACAATTGAATCATCTCCTTGTACTAAGTACCAAAACCTTTCATTCGATATATCAATACCGAGCACAGATAGACACGTCAGAATCATGATCGCGTTACAAAACGAGTCCATTAGCTGAGTAATCTGATATCCAGACGCAAATCCATTGCGCAAGAACATCCAAAGATCACCATTGGGAAGAGCGGTTGGTGTTGAGAAAGTTGTCTCGACCATCCAATCCCATAAGCGTTGAATCCGTTCTGAGTCGACCGTAGATCGGTCTTCTGAGTAGAAAGAAGTTTCTTCGTAGTGAGAGAAGTCAAAATATTGCCTCCATATATTAAATACAATTCGCATTAGTGAGTGAAGTAAGCGTTTATCAAATTGAGACCAGTCACAAGACAAAACAGAGTTGGGTATACCATATATTTTGCGAGTTAAGTCATTTTCAATCTTATTCCATCCACCTCTCATAATCTCG